TCGGAGGGTTAACCAATGCCTACAGTGGCAAACGAACAATTTGATTATGTTAGAATCGATACTGGTGGAGGTGTTTTTACCAATAGAGATTTAGAAGCACGGTCTATTACCGGCACGTCATTTTCAGTAATAGAGGGCACTGATGATTTCTTATACTTAGGGGACGATGCTAAATTTGACATGGCGGTGTTTGACATAGATACACCCGGTAGTTACACAGCACCTTTAAAATATGAGTATTTCAACGGGTCTACTTTTAAAGAGTTTATTCCCGATACTCAAGAATTTAATTTAGATGATAATGATGATGGTACATACTCTGGAGAGGCTTATGGATTTGCAGGAGACGGTGTAGAAATCTTTCCAGTAAGGGTCATAAGTGATTGGGCTAAGACAACTGTCGATGAAGGACAGTCTGCATATTGGATAAGAATAAGTGCTCCGAATGGTATAACCACTGGTGCAACTGTTAAAAATATTAGAAAAAGACCTGTAGAAGCATATTGCACTACACAAGAAGTATTTGAATTACTACAACTTGCAAATGTAACAGGCACATCAGACTTTACTACTACAACTGTTCCGACTAAAGCTACTGTAGAAACATATATTCATGGGGCTCAAGCTCAATTAGACTACCAAACTAGAAAGTCTTGGAGAATGAATTATGTTGCAGATGAAAAACACGATTTTAATATATTTGGATTCAAACCTGATAGACCAGATCCTTATAAAATATTAGAGCTAGCAGTGTGGGACGGTTCTGAATTTGACGTAAGAAGCAAGGGTAGAGATAAAGATTACTTTCTAGTTCGAGATACAGGGATGATACATTTTTCTAGATATTTCTTTTTACCTGCAAGATTTAGAGGATTCAATACACCAACCTTTAGATTTGGTGGTGGTGAATTTATAATGCCTGTAAAATTAAAATACTTATATGGTAGAAACATAGGAACAGATGTGCGTGAAGGTCCGTTTGTCACTGAAATAACTAAAAAATTAGCGGCGATAGAAATACTAAAAAACTCTGACTTTGGTAACTTAGCAGTAAGTGGTATGGATAGAGTGCCATTACAACAAAAATTACAGCTATTTCAAGTTGAGGTAGCAGAGGGTATAGAGTCACTTAAACGCGTGGAGATATTCTAGATGCCTACTGAACCAGTACCAGTAAATGAATTTATAACAGACTTAGAGGGTCAGTGGACTTTTAGTAATGTTAGTGGCACGTCTAAAAAACCCGGCTTTATAGAAGTTACGGGTGCTTCTGAACCTATGAGATATAACTTAAATGTTAATGACCAGATTATAGCTAGACCATCAGGACCCGCTTTACAAGAAGTACCTATTGGAAACAGGAAGTTTGGTAATAGAATATATAATATTACATTGGAAATATATACAAACACAAGTAGGCAACGTCTGTATGATGTTATGAGAGAAATTAGACGGATATGTCACGCAAGAATACATAGTTTAACTAACTTTCAACGTATTCAATTTATGGATTTTAACGAACAAACAAACGCCCAAGCTAATGTGTGGGCAGGCACTGTATCAGTTCAGCTGGTTAATAGTGCCATTACTTTAGAAACGTAAGGTTTTATAGTATAATAAAACGTAGGAGGAAATATAATGGCAGTATTTCGAAGTGATCAATCACAATTAACATATGCAATGGAAGCGGCTCCGGGAGGAGACCCAGAATTAAATAATGGAACTTTAACGTCAACTCACTGCGATATAAAAGGTGCAGTAACTGCAGGAACATCGCAAGTTGAATATGATGGTATAGCGAATGGTCCATTTGTAGTTGGAGATATGGTTAGAATAGGTCCGGGTACATCAACAAGTGATGCTACTAGCTCTACAACGGCTCCCTATGAAGTTAGAAGAATAGTACATGGTACTGATTTATCAGCAAATGATAACACTATGTTCTTTGATAGACCATTAGCATTCAACCATGTAGACAATACTACTGTAACCGAAATATCTGCTGCCAGCACTACACAAGCTCATAAGATAATTACCGAAGTTCCGGGTGTATACGAGTCAGTTACAGTGCCAGATATGACTCCTTCTTTTGAACCAAGATACTTTTTAGGAACAGCTTCAAAAAGAGACTGGACAAAGATGTATGTTGGAGCACAATCATTTACAGGTTCTTTACCGAGCTTTATAGCACTGAATGGTAAGCCACTCAGATGGGCAATAGGTACTGTATCTGATATACCGTCTGCGGTAGAGTCTGCAACCACAGATATTGATGGTGCTGTAAGCAAAGGCGATATTTATGTAACATTCGATGCAGGTCATGGATATAGTGCGGGAGATTATATATGTTTTAGCACTACTGGCACAGCCCCAGCAGTAACGACTGCAAAATCTGTGGGTCAAGAAATACAAAGAATCGCCGCATTTCCAAGCACAAACGTAGCAAGATTAGAAAAACCTTTTAGGTTTGATCATCCAAACGATGCAGCTGCTAGAGAAGTAAGTAGCGGTGCGACAGTAAAACATCATATAGATGAGGCAAGTTTATTAGATACAATGTCATGGCATGTACATATGAGAGATAGTGGTGAAACAGCTGCTAATGATTTTGATAGAAGATATGTAGGAGGCTTTGTAGGTTCTTGTAATATTTCTGCAGATGAGGGTGGTATGTTAATGACTGGTTGGGATAGTGTACAATTTTTAGATGCTTTCCATAATCAAGAAAACGTATCACAGCCTAACGTAAATCCGGGGTCTGAAGCTAATAACACAGGTATATTTAGTGGTGACTCTTTTGCCGCGGGTATGCCAAGATTTACTGATATGTTAAAAATTGCTAGCGATGACATATCATTACCTACTACTGAACCATATTACTTTTCACAAGGACAAGTTAAAATCATGGGGCAAGAATTTGCTAGAGTTAGAAGTTTTAACTTAGGAATTACAAATGGTGAAGAAGCTAGATATTATATTGCTCCTAGATTCGGCAGACAAAGAGGTCCAGCTGAAATCAGAGAGGGAAGAAGAAGTTATGGATTATCTTGTACTCTTGCTTTACCAGACACAGCGGCATCCGCTACGGGTATAAGCAGAGATTCAGCAACAGAGTTCTTTAAACAGTTACTCATGGAAGGTAATTACGGAAGTGGTATGGAAGGATTTAATATTGAACTTACTTTTACTAGAGGTACTAATGATAGTATTCAAATATTAATACCAGCAGATTACACTTCAGGGGACGAAACAAGTGGTGCTGATGTAGGATTACCAGATTCTAACGGTGAAAATGGAAATGGTGCTTTCTTAACAGCGGCTCCACACCCAATCAGTGGTGAGCCTATACTACAAGTAGGTGCAGAGTTTAGTTGTAGAAACTTAAAAATAATAGTAACGGATTCAGAATACGTATACACATAGGAGGTATATATGACAACAGAGTCAAGTCCAGCAAAGCAACCTTTTGACATAGAAAAGTATAAGATAAGTAAAGATAATCAGACTTATACTGTTAAGGTAAATGATGATGAGTTTGATGTGGTGGTTAAACCAATGACATGGCAACTTAAAAATGAGTTGATCGCAAACTGTATGAAGTTTGACACAGAAGGTAATTCTTCTTTTGATAGCGGAAACTATATAAAAGAGGTGTTAAAAGCAATAATTGTAGAAGCCCCTTGGGGTAAAACTACAGATGAGTTTTTACACTCAATCAATGCGGATTTAGGAGCAGCTTTAGAAAAGTTAGTTCCATCAGCATTTGACGCTAGTTTCAAAGAGGTTGATGTAGTAAAAAAAGGATAGATCGGTTTCTAAGAGGGATAAAGGTGTCAACAAAGGAATCGATCCTGTTTACACACTTTTCAACCGCGTTGACACTACTAGAGATGGGATTAACATATACAGAAATAAAAAATTTATCGGATGTAGAAGTTACATTGTTGTTAGCAACAAATGCATCTTTTCATGCGTTTAAAAACGAGCAAATGGAAAGAAATGCTATGCATCAACAAGCAGCTTCATCTCATCCACAACGTCCAAGAGGATATTAATAAATGGCAGAACAGTATGACATAAGGTTTCAATTGATGGCTGATGCAGCTACAACTGCTGCTATCCAAGGGGGTAACCCTTTAGGAGTCACTGGAGGAGACACACGAGAAACTAGAGACAACCAAAGAAGACAGTTACAAACTCAGACAAAGAGTTTAGCTGCTTTGGTAGGTGTGCAGTTTAGTATAGCAGCACTACTTAAAAACTCGCAGGTATTCACTGGTACTATTGGTGCTCTGTTTCAATTGTTAGGAGCATTTATTGATATTACTTTAGCCCCACTCATGCCTGCTTTTGCAAATGTTTTATCATTTATAGGTAGCAGAGGTCCGGGTTATGTAAACTTTATATCTAACTTAACAAGCCAAATAGCAACAGGAATTAAAAATGTTGGTGGTTTCTTAGCTCAAATTTATCAATCAGTTGCAAACATAGGTGCACCAGTATTTAGTTTATTTGATAAAGACGGTGTATCTGCTGATGGTAGGCTAAGATTATCTGACATTATTGCTGGATTAGGGGCGACTGTATTAGGATCAGGTATATTTAGAGCTTTACAAACAGGTGCAAAAACTGTTGTAACATCTACTGTAGGATCATTAATGCAGGGCACAATAGGTAAGTTAACAGGCTTTATAAAAGGTGTTAGTTTTATTAGTTTAATTTTTAGTGGTCTTAGCATTGCAAACATATTTGAAACATCTGGAATAGAAGCTGGGATTATTGCCTTAGCTGACTTTATGATGACAACTATATTTGCATCATTAGGTGCAATATTAGGTGGATTAGCTACGGCGGGTTCTCCTATCGGTGTAATACTTGGTGGTGCTTTAGGTGGATTAGGGTTCCAGAAGTTTTTATCACCTAGAATATTTGGAGGCGAAGGGGGTATGAGAGCTCCGGGATCATTTACTGCAGGAGATAGTGCACCAGCCCCACCAGCTAGAGCTGAAACATATGATCGTGCTTTAGCATTCCCTGTTTCTGATACCGCATCCTTTGTAGCATCGGGTAATACAAACTTATATGATTATGATAGAGCCGTTGGTAGATCAATGGCGGGGAGATAAAGAATGGCAGACGCATTATCAATACTATTATTTAGTGGAGAAACAGATGGTTCAGCGTTAAGGTATGCATTGAAGGCTGATGCTTTTTCAGTTAACTATGTTAAAACCCCAGTGCAAACACCTTTACCTCAAGGTGGACAACCTATATTATTAGACTTTGGGCACATAAGACCAACAATTACAATTAGTGGTTTAGTAGACACAACAGCTCCGGGTTCAACTGAAAACGTGACTGGTCCAACTAAAGACAGCAGTTCAACTTATATAGTGCCTAGTAAAGAAAACTTAGAGGACTTTGTAACAAGTAAATTTTTTGATAAGAATACACAACCGATTGAAGTAATAATTTCAGATGGAACATCAACATCAGTTGCAGAATATAGAGGTGCTATATCTCAGGCTAGATTTGATTTAGCTCCTGCTACTGAAGATAGATTTGCGTTTACATTAGTCTTTTCTAGCGAATTAAGGAAATCGGGTACATAATGACAGATCCATTAACTAGAAAACAATCACAAATATATATCTGGACTCAGATTGGTGAATTAAATGACACATCAGATGATGGTGGTGGGGGTGCTGGAACTGGTATATCTAACTCTAGAACAGATATAACAATTAGAGCTGATAGATTTAACGGTGAAAGTAACTCTACTGGGCACAGGATTGAGCAAGGTATGGACATCCTTATAGATTCCGAGATGATGAAAGTTACTGCTTGTAGTGGTAGAACAGATACAAGTATCACTGTTGCTAGAGGTGAACATACAAATGCAAAAGTCGGTAGTATAGGCGGTGCTGCAGCTCAACATTTAACAGGAGCAAAGATATTTGGGTGGACTGAAGTGAAAGATTTTACTGCGGGAACTACATTAGCTCAGGCTATGACTATCACTGATAATGTATACGAAGCTAGAATGTTAGAAGCTGTGTTTACTAATCCTCCACAAACATCAAGATATAATGTAGGCGACTTAGAAGGTCTATTAATAGAAAAAACACCCATAAAAGTTGTAGATGGTGCGAATTACTCTGTGTTATTTAGTGGTAAAATCGCTAGAGTCACAAAACAACATGCTCTTGCAGAAGGTAATACAATAGATATTACGGCATATGACTCTTTATATGAAATGGGTAGAAGCAAACTTACAGGTGAAGACGCTGTAGTTAAACTCTGTGATGCAAATGGTTCTGTTGTAAGTGTTGCAAATGGGGGCATAAATCAAGCTAGCTCAGGTTTTTATAAAGTATCTGAAATAATACAAGCCTATATTCAACGATTTCAACATGCTGGCGATACAAGCACATTAGGAGTAGGTGCAAATACTACCACCGTAGAAACTGTTTCAGGTAGCACAGCCAGATTTGACCCGTCTAGAAACGCAAAGAAAACAAATGGTGTTACGCATAATTTTAGTTTAGGGGTTTCTAATCAAAGCGTCTTAAAAGGGATTACTAGATTAGCATTATCTGATGAAACTGTAGGTAACAGATTTGGATATACATATTATATTGACCCAAATCAAACTAGTTTTTCTACAGCACACAAACCAGCCGTTATGTTTAACTATTTTCAATCTAGTCATTATCCGGGAATACCACAAAGCTCTACACCAATGTCACCTGTGCTTAGAATCAACCATGACGATAGCACAGCAGTCTCTGAAAATGGTATTACAAGATTAATGAAACCGGGAGCATCTTTTGATAACTTAGATATAGAACAAGTAAACATAATTAATGTTAGATATAGGGATAAACAAGGCGTGCTTAGACAACTTGAGATGGAAGTATTCAACTACAAAAATGTTAAAAACACAAACAATGCCTTGAACACTGCTTATGAAAGTAGTAGTATAGCTAAACCCTTAGTAGCACCTCTTGATAGCACAGCTAACTCAGGTGACAGACGTGACAAACATGGCGTGCATGACCCTAATTTAAATGCTGGCAGTGAAACTGACTTTGAAAGTAGAGTGGTTGACAGCTCTGGGAACTTAATAGGTTATTTACAGTATGCAAGTAACGTACAAGCAAGTGCGGGTGCTGAAGTTGCTAAAGCTGGGTTTGTTTTATTGTCTGGAACTAGCACTAGAAGAGCTAATTCAGACGTGGCAGCAGGGGAAAAATTGTATTTAAATAAAGTATCTAACGATGATTACTTTACATTAACAGATAGTACAGGCACTGAGGATGTAGACCCGTTCAGACCGCAAGCAGTTAAAGAAGAAAAGATTGTTATTAACATGGACTTTGGTATGGAAGACAACTATCATAATATTAGAGAAGCAGTTGCTGCTAGAATACAACAATCTATGATGCCTAAAGTAAGAGGTAGAATGCAGGTAGATAGAAACTATCCTTATTTTTCTCTTGAAAATCAACTTACAGGTAGTGACACAATTACTACTACAAGCAGTGGATCATACACTATAAATGAAGTTACAGATGCAGATGCTAGTAGTGGTGGGCTAGTGATGGATGCCACGGGGGCTACTAGTGGGCTTCAAGCATTTGGAATTAGAGCGGGACATTCCATATTAAAACTTACAGGCGAAAATGGAGTTGCAGCAGCTTATGGATATATTGCTAAAACAACTAATGATGCATTTACCACTGTGTTAAACACGGGCAATTTAGCTGCTAATGATTATGTTAGAATGTATGTACCTCTTAGAGCAGGTATGACTGTATCAGTAGACGCTCCGCATCAAAATATTGATTTAACAAAGGGCGGTAGAATGGTTGTCACATCATTAGTATACACAGAAACTGCTGAAACATCTTATACAGATATAGAAACATTAGGATTAAGAGGCTCATCAGTTCAAGATACAATTGCAGCATACAGACCATCAATAAATAATTTAGATGATTATGTAGATGATGACTATGCAGGCAGTTTTGCACCTTTTACATATAGTAATGTAGCCCATTATACTGGCAGAATCGCACCGGGATTCACAAGTGGGGCTGGAAAAGGAATAGCAGCAAACTGGACTGAAGGTCTTTTATATTATAATGGTGAAACTTATGATATAGCTGCAGGCGATACTACAAGTTTTTCAATAACTGCTAATGATACTGACAATGACGGTATGGCAGATGAAAGATATATTTTGTATTTTGAACCAGAAGCAAGTACAACAGCGTTTCAAATTTCTACAGAAGTTGCGTATGAATTAAGAAACGGTAGAGGTGGAAGAGAATCTTCTACTACTAATACTTTCCCGTATTCACAACAAAGATTAACTGTTGCAAAAATTTGGGGATCAAAAACTAATTCACATAATTCTGCATCAGACGGGGCGAAAGCTAAAATTATCCCACTTATACAAATAGGGGGCTCAAGAAAACAAGATGGTTCAACAAGCTATTCTGGACTTGCTGTAGACCAAGATGGACAACCACCATTTGTAATAGGTGGTAACATGTTATCAGGGGATGTAAATAATAGTTGGGTGCCTACTGCAGACGATACCTATAACTTAGGCACTGTTACGGGAGGCAGTGGTAGCACTAATTTTAGATGGAAAGATTTATTTCTTAATCCATCAGCTACTGGCGATGATACAGCTTTACATATTCTAACAAGCGGTGATACTGGTAAAGTGGTTAAGCAGAGCTCATCAGCACGCTATAAAAAAGATATAAAAAATTTAAATGACGCTAAAACTAGCAAAATTTATGATCTAAATCCTAAAAGTTTTAAATATAAATCATCTGATCGAACAAGTTTCGGGTTGATTGCTGAAGAAGTAGAACCCATAATCTCTGAATTAGTTGTTTATGACGAAGATGGAAGACCTGATGCAGTAAAATACAACTCACTAATAGCCCTTTTATTGCAAGAGCTTAAAAAGTTAAGACAAGAAATAGACGATCTAAAAAATGAAGCCAAAGAATAAGGTTGTAAGACTACGAAAAAACAATCCTTTTATGACTACAGCTGAGATTGCTAGACAAGTAGGCATAAGTAGACAGTATGCAAAAGAAATCTTAGACAAAAACAATCTACAATCAAACGTACCTAAAGCTAGAAATGTGGTATACTGTAAAGTATGCAATGACCCAATCATGAAAGGGGAAAAAAGTCGAGGTAAAGTTCATGTGGGTGCATGTGCTTTTGTTTGGAATCGAATAAAGCTAAAGTGCACATGGTGTAGAACAGTTTTTTATAGAAGTAGAAAACGTGTACTACAGGGGGCAAAGTTAAAATTAAAAAATGTTTATTGCACTACAGAGTGCTATCAAAAATATAGAAAAAATAACGCAGAATGAAAATAGACAACGATTTAATACTACAATGGGAGCCTAAAATAAATAGGATGTTATCTAATATTTATATACAGGGGCATGACCGCGATGATTTAGCTCAAGAATTACGCATGATAGTTTTGAAAGCAGCGAAATTGTATAAACCAAACAGAAACGCTATCTTTCATACATATTTACACACGGCTATGGTAAACAGACTAAAAACTTTATGGGTGCAAGCAAGTAAAAAAATACATGGACAAAGTTTAGATGCTACTACAAGTGATGACGCTGGTGAAGGTAGTTATAAATTAAGTGACTTTGTAAAACAGCTAGATGAAAACTTAGATGAAGTAGAATTTATAGACTATTTAGAGTCACTAGGGCTTGATGAAGGGGAGAAACAGTTCTTAAAAGACAAGTTTATGAACAAGACTATGAAGACCATTGAAGAGAACTTAAAAGAACTATCCAAAACAAAACATGTCAATGGTAAAGAAACTGTGGTAAACTACTCGATATACAAAGTAAAGAAATCTTTACGGAATAAGTTAAACGAAGAGAAATAATATTGGAAAATTACAATTTTATAGAATCAGGCATCATCTTCGGATTGTGTGATGCTGGTAATTATAAGCAATTCACCTACAGTGGTAAAGACTTTGTAGAACATGCAGACGCATATTTGTTTATTCAAGAGCATATTGACGAATACAAAGAGTTTCCAAAGACAGAATTACTGTTAGAAAAATTCAACACGTTAAAACCAGAAGCACAGTCAATTAATTTTAATTATGCACTAAGTGAGTTTAGTAAGCAGGTTATGTTTAGACATATTGTAAATGCGTTTGCTAATAATAAGACATTACTTAGAGAAAACCCTAAAAAAGCTCTGGGTACAATAATGGATAGCTTGAATGATGTAGAAATATTACATGATGCAGACGTTAATCAGTATGATACAGGTGGTATTGATAGATATGAAGAGTGGCAAAAAAGAAGTAGCATACGAAAGATGGGAGATGATTTAATTGGTATAAGAACACCTTTTAGAATGGTTAACGCTACAGGTGTGGGTTGGCAAAAAGGTGACTTAATTACAGCGTATGCACGTCCAACTGTGGGTAAGACATGGTTGTGTTGTAAGTTAGCAGCAGATGCAATACTTAGTGGGCACAAAACCCTGTTAGTATCTACTGAAATGCCTACTTCATCAATAGCATTGCGGATGGATGTGTTGTTAGCACATTCAACAGGATATGAACTTTCTCATACAGCACTAAGGACTGGATATAAAATTGACGAAGAAAAATATAAAGAGTTTTTACAGAAGACTAATTTTAAAAACTTGTTAGTGTGTGACCACATAAGCGGGGAAGATAGTATATCATTACCAAGTATTACTAACTTAGTGCGAAAATACAAGCCGCAAGTGTTAATAATTGATGGTGTTTACTTAGTATCTACTCATGACTCTAATAAAGCAGCATGGGAACAGTCACACTCACTATTTTATGGTTTAAAAACAATGGCACTATCTACAAACACAACTGTAATAGCTTCTACACAAGCAACTCGAGATGCAGCTAATATGTATACACAACCAACTGCGAGTCAAGTAGCATTTGGTGATGCATTAATACGTGCTTCTGATGTAGCAGTATCTATGTGTATGGTAGAGGGTGAGCCAAAATTAAGAGAAATAGCGTTCCAAAAATACAGAGACGGGGATTTAGGTGGTAGAGAAGCTGAATTTATCTGGGACGTTGATAAAGGTAGAATTGAGGAGAATAATGAGTCGTTTATCTAAAAAATACAAGTGCGGAAAATGTTCTGCACACGGAAAGCTACCGATAGGGTTGACTATTATTGACCCTAATTCACTTTTACTTAAGCCTATATTAGGTTTAGTTAAGAATGACCCGTATTGTTTTCAATGTGGAACTACGTTCCCTAAACAAATGGGGGAGTTTTGGAAGGAGTCAGATGGTTTTGTCTACAGAATCAACTAATAGCAGCATAGACTGGACAAGGGCTTTATTAAATTTAGGTGTTGATATGCCTAGCGGTGGCAGTCAAATATCTATTCTTTGCCCTTTTCATCACGATACAAGTGAGTCTTGTTCAATAAATGTTGATAAGGGTCTATGGATATGTTTTGCAGGGTGCGGACAAGGTGGATTGATAAGTTTTATTAGAAAGTATAAAGATTGGCAATACTATGAAGTCACAGACTATCTAAGTAAATACAAAACTATCATAGAAGATGATTTATTTACATTTGTCGAAGAAGTAGAAGAGACAACATTGTCAGAGGTTGAGATACCATATAAATTAGGTAGTGTCCCACAGTGGATATTTGATAGAGATTTTACAAAACAAAGCATGAAAAAATGGCACTGTGGTGTTACAGGTAGTAATGGTTTAGTTATTCCGATGCTAGATCAGGACAACAGAACAGTTGGGTGGGTTATTAGACAAGAGAATCAAATACCGAAGTATTTATATTCAAAAGGGTTTAAAAAATCACATATACTATTTGGTCAGAACCAACTAGAACCAAATACTGAGATGGTGTGTGTAACAGAAGGTCCACTAGATGCGATATGGTTGAATCAATTAGGATTTCATGCCGTTTCTATTTTAGGTGCAGTTCCTTCAAAACGACAAATTGAACTATTATTAAGTTTGCCAACCAAAGAAATTGTGGTATGCTTAGATAATGATAGTGCTGGACAAACTGGTAGTGCGAGATTAGACTACGAGCTAAGACACAAAATTGCATTGTCATACATTGAAATACCTGACGGGTACAAAGATGTGCAGGATGTCAGATCATATGATATACTAAAAAATATAATAAACAATAGACAGTACTGGTAAGGAGGATATATGTCTGGAATCAGTATGATACAAGATAACTTAAATAAAAGAAAGACTGCTATGTCAACACAATCAAATAGCGGTAAAGAGATTTGGTTGAAAGATGGAGACCAAGTTTTCATGTTGCCTGCGGCTACAGGTCAAGAAGGCGACCCGTATTTAGAGGAATTTGAAGTGTATGAATTTCAAAGCGGTCCTGAAAAAAGAATCAAATCAGTGTTGGTGGTAGATGGAGAACCTGTAGAGGATGTTCCAAGCGAAGCTATGCACTGGGAAGATGGTAGAAGAAGACTACCAAGCAGAAAATTTGCATTGTGGGTATATGTTACTGACATCTTGCACAACGAAAAAAGAGTTGATACGTGGGAAGAAGTAGTGAGCCCTACAGGCACTAAGAAATATAAAGAGGTTGTAAATGACTTCAAAGTATTTTCCCTAAAATTTGGTAGAGGTGACGGTAATTGGGGGCAAGTTGTAGATGTATACAACGAAGTAGGCACTCTCAATAAGTTTGTACTGTCAGTCAAAAGACGTGGTGCCTCAATAGATACCACGTACACCGTTACTAATACTAACAAAGAGCATGAGTTGCCAGAAGATAAACAAGCTGAGGTTAAGAATCTAATGCCTATGAAAGAATACTTAAACCAGCGATATGGCAGCAGTGTAGATACATCAGTACCTGATACAGCTGTGTCAGTTGATGATGATGACGATATGCCCTTTTAATGGGGACCTCCATAACTATAAGTCCCTCGGTTGATGTCCTACCGGGGGGCTTGTCTAATCCAATGATAGTAACTAAAGACACATTTGATAACACACTACTTTCATTACCTAAAACATCAGAATTTATTATAGATGTTGAGACTAATGGCTTAGACCCATATAACATGAATCAACTGTGTGGTATAGGTTTGACCAATATGTCCGACAGTGCTACATATTACTTTCCTTTTAGACATCAGTCAGATGAGCCTAATTTATCTCAAAGTAATTTAGAGGCGTTGGTTGCATATATAAATGAACACTGCAAGACACTGATAGGCTATAACGTAAAGTTTGATGCTAAGTTTTTAGAAAATGAGGGTATAAATATAGACAGCATGAAGCTAGTCGATGTTTTAGTTATGGTTAGAATGACTGAACCTACTACTATAAACCAATTGAGTTTGACGGATACTATCAATAGAAGTTATGGCGAAGAAGCTGGACAATATGATATAGACACAAAACAAGTGTTACGTAAAAACAAATGGAATAAAGACTTTTCACTATCTCCACCATCTGTTCTAGGTCCTTACTGCATAAAAGATGTTGAGTGGACACGCAGGGTATACACGGATAGGTTGGTAAAGCTAGAGGAAACAAAACAAACAGAGCTTTTTGAGTTTCAATGTGGGCTGACTAAGACATTGTACTGCATGGAAAAACGTGGGGTGCCTATTAATAATCAATATGCTAAAGTAGCACACGAGAAAATGATTAAGAGAATTGCTGATTTAAAACTAAAGGTATATGAATTAGCAGGACAAGAGTTTAATATTAGTAGTCCTAAACAAATTGGAGAGATATTTAATGGCATGGGAGTACATTCTCCCGCTAGAACAGGCACAGGGGCTGAGGCGTGGAATGAAGCAGTGTTGGTGCAACTTAATAATCCACTTGCAGGGTTGATAAGACAATACAGAACATTAGATAAGTATAGAGCTACTTACATAGAGCCTTACTTAGACATGCCTGTTCTGCATACTAACTTTTGCAATTGGGGTACGGTAACAGGTAGACTGTCATCAAGGAACCCAAACTTACAGAATATACCTAGAGATGTAGTATATGTTGAAGATAGACAGCTATCGGATGCAGACAAGACTGATATTAAAGATAGAGTTGCTGCTTTAATCTCCAGTAAGGGTGGTAACTCACAAACAGAACTTACTGACGATGTTATTAAGACGTGGAGTTTCTTAGGTGGGGATAAATTTAATCAATATGACCCACGTCAAGTTGCTATACGGCATTTATTTATACCACGACCCGGTTATAAGATGGTTGCATACGACTATTCACAGATGGAAGTGCGTGTATTCATGTATTATGTTAATAATGATGAAATGAATGAGCTAATGAAACAAGAAAACGTAGATTTTCATGGCGAGGCGGCTAAAATTGCCTTTAATATTGAAGAATCTGACCCACAGTTTAAGTTTTTTAGACAATTAGCTAAGTCAATTACGTTTGGAGTAATATATGGCATAGGTAGAGACAAATTATCCATGCAACTAAACACAACACCTGTTGAAGCGGCTAACTATAAGACAACATACCTTAATAACATGAAGGGATCTAAACGATTCTTTGATGCCGTGGTTAGAACTATCAAAACTAGAGGCACAGTGCGTAGTAGATATAATAGAATATATAAAGTGCCAGCTGACTACGCTTATCGAGGTGTAAACTATTTAATTCAGGGCACTAGTGCTGATATCATGAGTGAAAGAATGGTTGAAGTTCACAAATATCTACAAAATAAAAAGAGTAACTTACTATTACAGGTGCACGATGAGATTATCTGTGAAATACATGAAGATGAATTTGATGAAGTAGCCCCAAGAGTGAAAGAGTTGATGATAGATAACACACTTAACATCCCTTTAGAGGTAGACATGGAGATATGTGACCCATCGTGGGCTATAAAAAAGGATGCAGATGAGAAAGAAACAAACATTTTTAAACTAGAAGAACATATAGACTGGAGCTAAATGCAAGTAAACTTAAAGAAAAACGAAACTTTTGAAAAACTATTAAGACGTTTTAAAAAACAATTACAAAAAGATGATAAATTAAATACTTACAGGCAAAAACAAGAGTTCGTGCCTAAAAGTGTAAAAAGACAAGAACAAAAAGCAAATAAACTTAGAAAGAGTAGGGAGCAAGATGTCTAGTAAAGATGTATTTCATTGTGAAGAAAATGATGATGAGGTTATATACTATGATGGATTAAAAGAAGCATTCATAGGTTTAGGTTACCAACAATATAAAGGACCTTACGCTGTATACGATAGAGAAAAAGCAATAGAAATAATTGCTAGAGACTTTTATAAAGAAAAAAAGAAAGAGTATGACCTAGAAAAAATGACTAATGAAGAAAAACTAGAAATGGTGAAAGTAGTTGGGGATGAAGCGTACATGGAAGCAGTAGAATATTTTGAATACAACACTGAGGGAGCATGGATGGGAGAAAGAACTCCTATATTTGTGATGATGAGAGAACTACTAACACCAATAGAACCTATAGAGGAGGACTAAATGTCAGCAGGATGGAAAAACCCAAAAGCCCCTTATGATTTTACACAAGCAATGTGGAATGACTTCAATACAAATTATGCTCATTTATCATGGGAAGAATACATGCAAATGACAAAATGGGGTATAAAAGAGATAGTAGAAAAAACACCTGATAAACCTAAAGAAGAAAATAAAAAGTATAGTTTTACAGAATCATATAATAAATCTGTAAAAGAAACCACTGACCCTGTACACTATCACTTTGACATAGAACCTTTTGATTACATACATGATAATCAGATGGGTTTTGCAGAGGGAAATGTGATAAAATATATAACAAGGTGGAGATACAAAGATAATGGTATCGAAGACCTATACAAAGCAAAGCAATATATAGATATGCTAATAGCAAAGGAGCTAACAAATGGCGAAAGTCGGACTTAAATTAGGATTTACATTTAGAGTAGGTCCACTAGATACAAATCAGTATGCAAGAATGGACATGGAGATTCATGACATTGATACTGAACTACCGATAGAAGAACAATTAGAGGAAGCTGGATTAACTTTAGATAAAGCGTACAAAGCAGTACACGATAAAGTAGATGGTGAAATTAGGAACATCCTAAAGAAGGGTAAAAAGAAGGATGGAGAGTGAGCACGTTAG